TTCTACAACGGCCAGCAAGCATCTAACACGAAGGCTACGTCGCTCAAGATGACGCTCGACGCGAGCGGGAATCTGTTGGTGGGGACGACGAGTTCCGCTTCCAATGCTGGAATTGGACTCAAGGCGGCGTACAGTGCAACCGCTCCTTATTATTCGACTGTTGGAAGCTCAAACGCTTCTAATGCCTACTCATACTTGCTTTATTCGACCACTGATGCTGCGTTCAAGTTTTACGTCAGTTACAGCGGAACTGTGTCGGCAACGAACGGAACAATCTCGGCAATCTCCGATTCTCGACTGAAGGAAAACGTCCAAGACATCGACGTTGGTCTGGGTGCTATTCTCGCACTCAAGCCGCGTAAGTTTGACTGGAAGGCTGGTAAGGGTAAGGACATCAAGGGTGACAGGGGTTTCATCGCTCAAGAGTTTGAGCAGGTGTTCCCGAACCTTGTGGACGAGTGGAAGGACGCTGCTCCCGAAGGCGAAGCTCCTTATAAGTCCGTTCGCCAAGACCTTATTCCCGTGTTGGTGAAAGCCATTCAGGAACTGGCCGCTGAAGTCAACGCTCTGAAGAACGCCTAATATGAACATCTCTTGGATCATCGAACGCCTTCTCGTCCGCAAAGTCGAAGGCACCTACTCCGATGTCGTCATCACCGCCGACTGGCGTTGCAACGGCTCGCAGGATCAGTACAGCGGCACCTGCTACGGCAGTGCGTCGTTCGCTCCTCCGAGTGGCAACTTCACTCCATACGAGGATCTGACGCAGGATCAGGTGCTGGACTGGTGCTTCGCCAATGGCGTGGACAAGACCGCCATCGAAGCGAACGTCACTCAGCAGATCAACGACCAGATCAACCCTCCGGTCATCGCTCCGCCGCTGCCGTGGGTGGCGCCGGTTGTTGACGTTGTGGCTCCGGTCGTTGAAGCTGTGGTCGCCTAATATGGAAATCACGATCAAGCTGACTCAAGAGCAAGCCAACGGTCTTCTGCAACTCATTGATATCGCGGTTAAAGCCGGTGGCATTCAAAACGCCAAAGTTGCTTTGCCGCTGGTCGATTTGATCGTCAACGCCGCCCAACCTAAATCCGAGTAATGCAAACCGATACCAACAACAGCAGTGGAGTTGGAATCTCTCTAGCGACCGCTGCCGCTGCTGGTGCGGTTTCATTCATCCCACAGCTAACACAGTGGTTTCAACTTGGAGCCGCTGTGTTGGCTTTTATTGCCGCTGCAATTGGACTCTACAAAGCCATTAAGAAATGAACTGGAAAACTACTCTTGCCGGTGTTGGTGCAATCTTGGTCGCTGTTGGCGGTGCGCTTAAAGCACTGTTCGATGGCGATCCTTCGACCAACATTGACCTCACCGCAACCGTTGCTGCGGTAACCGTTGGCTTTGGTTTGATCGCTGCCAAAGACGCTGACAAGAAACCGCAGTGAACATCATCGAGCAGATCGTCACCGGTCTTTTGAAGTGGTTGACTAGTCTGGCTAAAACCCCTCCTACCGTTGAAGATGCAAAACCAGACAAAGAGCTTAAAGAAAAGCTTCTGGATCGCATTGACCGCTCTGGTGGGTAGTTGTGGCTGTGGGACTCGCGTTGTTATGGTACCTCACGGTGAGCCGGTGAGGCTCGCTGAAAGCGTTAAAGCGCGAGTATGGGTCAAAAGTGCGGACGGAGTTTCTGTGCGCTCTAGCAACCGTATAACGCTCGCAGAAGGTTGGTACGCATTGCCAAAGGATTGATATGTCGCAACAAGTCATTAACACCGGATCAACCGCAAACGACAACACCGGAGACACGCTCCGTGCGTCTTGGCAGAAGGCCAACGACAACTTCTCGGAGATCTACGCCGCGCTGCCGATGCTGGCTCCGTCAACGTGGGTTCCTACGCTGATTGATTCCGGTGGTGGTCGCACGTTTAACTTTACCGTCAACACTGCTCGACGAACGGCTGTTGGTTTTGTTGAGACATTTACCGTTGATCTGACCATTAACTCGGTAAGTGGTTCTGCGACCGGAAACCTTCGGTTGGGTCTTCCTGATGCTGCGACCTACGACGCTGCTGTGTCCATTTGGTTGGACAATGCGACGACTCAAGCGAAGACTTCTGTGATTGGTAAGGTTGTCGGTGGGACTTCCTACTGCGAGTTGAGCCATTACGAAAACGGAGACATCACAAGTCTTGCAAGCCAACTCCAAGCCACTTCGCGCATTCTTATCTCTGGTGTCTACTTTAAAGCGTGAACCTGATTGCAACCAGTCTCCAGTTGGGGATGTCTGTGCTACAGAGCGCGATGGGAAACCCGTCGTTTTTGTGGCAGGGAGTGCTGGTGCGTTGTCTTCCTGCTGCAATCACTGACTCTAACTCGGTCATTGCTGGTGGATTCCAAGACAACGTTCAAGTCCGTCTTCTGGTTAAGCTGGCCGACTGGCGATTAGCTGACTCCACGCTTGTAACCGTTGACGCTTCTGTCTGGTCTTGTGATGTCGGCTCTAACGCTGACCGGCTCTTGCAAGAGTCTGGAAGCTTGATCCTTCAAGAGAACACTGACCGCTTGCTGCTGACTTTTGGGAAGATGATTCCGGTAGTTGGTCGATTGGTGACTTACGACGGACGACAACTGCGGATTATGTCCGCTCGACGCGATGGCTCCGGTGCGTATTACGTTCTGGACTTGGGAGCCAAAACCAAATGACCCCAACCGTCGTCGTCGATACAACTCGATTCTCTGCTGCTTGGAGAGAATACCTCCCGAGAACTAAGCGGTCGTTGGCTGAAGCGATCAACGCTCGCACGTTCTATCTGTTGCTGCGGCTGTATTGCTTGCTTCCCCCTAAGTCACCGCAAGCTGCGAGAAACAAGATTCTCGACTACTTCAACCGTCCGGTTGGTGAACGTCGTCGAGACAAGAAGACCGGCAAGCTGGTTGGTCGCTCGCGTGAATTGCGAGTGGTCCACTTGATCGCTCAAGCCAAGAACAAGAAAGCCGGTAAGGAAGGTCTCTACGGTGAGAAGATGCGTGAAGCCGCAGCAAGCTTGCGTCGTCGCGCTGCTGGTTCCGTTGGTTATCTAAAAAGCTGCGTCGTCAAAGGTATCAAGAAACTGTCTCCATCGTTTACGCAATTTGGTGGTACTCGACGCGCTCGCAAAGGTTCCGCTGGTGTTCGTTCAATCGCAGCTAATCAAGCGTTGTTGAATCTAGCCAACCAATACGGTCTGCCAACCGAAAACGTATCGGTCCACCGCGGATCGTCTGCTTACGCTTACAACGCGAAAGCCGGTATCTCTCCTCACTCTCATGTTCGTATGAACATTGGTCTGGCTGACAACCAGATCGGAAAGGTCAATTCGATCTACGCAAAAGCGATGCAGCAAGCTTACGACGACGAAGCAAAAGAGCTTGAGATCCATATTCGCGCCAAGATGGAAGAAGCCGCAGAAGTGCTGGAGAAACATGGAGTAACCGTAACATGAACGCTGTCGCTCTACGCACTGAACGCGCTTTGGTTGACTGGCTGGCTGCTCAAGACTGGTCAGCGTCTCCGCTTGGGACTCCTGCTTGTCTGACCAGCTACGGACACGGTGCGTTCGCGGATTCCGATCTTGAAGACCGGATGCCGGACTTCCCGCGCATCGTTGTCCGAGCATCAACTGCGGTTCCGGTTCATCCGTTGGACCGCACTTGCGAGCTAGACGTTTCGGCGGTTCTCCAGTTGAGCGCGGATGATACCTCAGAGCCTCACTTGCTCGCTGTGGTCCAAGTCTTCGACAACCTCCTGCAATACCTCTACGTTGACGGTAACATCTCGGAGTTGAACGCAGACGACACAGATCCGTCTGGTGGATACAACGCTCAGTTCGCTGTTCCCGTTGACTTCGGAATCAATGATACTAGCGAAAGAGCTAGAACTTTTACGCGCTCCATGACAATTTTCGCAGCAGCAAACGCAATTTAACAACCCAACAACATGGCAAACTCAAAAGGACTCGCTCTAGTCTATGGAGCGAAGGGAACAATAACTCTTTTCACTCCTGCTGGAGTGGCTCTCACAACTGGAGCAATTACTACGATTGAGAGTTACGACGCAACTCACGAAGCCGACGTTGAGCAGATCAAAAACGGAGCCGGTGAAGTTGTGGCTCAAGTGTCCGCTAATGAGCGCATTAGCCTAAGCGTTACGTTCATTCCGTCTGCAAGCACCTTTGCTCAAGCCAAGCTTGCCGCTGGTCTTCCTGCGGTTAATGGTTACGCCACAATTGCATCAAGCGATGACATTGATGTTGGCGTTGTTACTGCTGGACAAGCCATTAATTCCATTGATGGAAATTACGTTTATTCCGGTGGTGGAAGCGTAAAATTCACAAGCAGCGGTAAAGTTATGGTCACTGTTACTCTCACCAAGTATCTTGATGCTACGGCTTTGACCGGCAACGCTTCGACGTTCACACTCTAATCTGTGGCTGATCTTGCAAAGATTCTCGCAGAGACCGGACCTCCAGCACCAACAGTGCTTGGGGTTCGTCTTGTTCCCTACACTGTAGGACACGCGATACTCTTGCAGCGGTTGGGTTCTCCTTACGTCTTAGGTGGGGAAATCACTTCGAGTGATCTAGTGGAGGCTGTGGTTGTTTGCTCACAGTCTCCGCTGGAATCCATTCGATCCATCAAGTCAGTCTGGAAGGATCTTGTCTTGTGGTTGTGGGGAAAGCGGATCGCCAAGCTCAATCTGCTGGCGGAATCCGAGAAGTTCCAGTTGTGGCTAAAAGACCAATCAACCGCTCCCGAAGTGTTGATGGAATCTGGAAGCAAATCAAAGCGTCCAGCAATGCCGTGGCCGGAACGTGTTCTGGTTGGTTGCTTGAACATTGGTATTGGATCGGATGACGCAATCAAGATGCCTATTGGTGACGCTGAGAGGCTGATTCTAGCTCACGCAGAAATGATGGGTCAGGTCCAGTTGTGGGACGACCAAAGTGAAGCAATCTGGCAAAGCCAACAGACCAACTGATATGGGAGTACTTTCTCTACTTGTTAAGCTTGGGGTTGATTCTACTCAGTTTGAAACTGGAATCAAACGCGCTCAAAGCATGGGCGAGAAGTTTGGATCTAGCTTTAAGTCTGCCGTAACAAGCCGACTTGCTGGAGCTTTGTCAGTTGCTGCTGTCACTGGATTTGCTAACTCAATTATAAAAGCTGCCGATGACATATCCGATTTATCAGAGCAGTTGAATGTGAGTACGGATGATATTCAGCGTCTTCAAATCTTAGCCGGTGAAACTGGTGTTGCATTTGAAAAGTTTTCATCTGTATTGAACAAGTTTGAAGAAGCAAGACTTAAAGCAACTTCTGGAGATGTTGATTCTCTTAATGTTTTCAAAGCTCTTGGGTTGTCATTGGATGATTTAACAAATGCTCAACTCTCAAACCTTGAACTTTCAATTAGAATAGCGGAAGCGTACAAACAATCTGGAAGATCTGCGGAAACCACCGCTGCGATGACAGAACTTTATGGCTTGAAATTGAAGACAGCAGGAGCCGCTTTGGCTGAATTTCAAAGCATTTCTGACAGAGGGTTAATTTCAAAACAAACCATTGATGATTTAGCAAAAGCAAATGCTCAGCTTGATGAATCCATCAGAATGCTAAAGGTATTGTCTGCTAAACCGGCTTCTGGAGTAATTGAATATTTTGCAAACTTCATTGACCAATACAATGAAATTATGAAAAGAGGAAAGGAGGCAATGGGAAAAACAACATACTACAATATACATGGATTTGATTTATCTCAAGTTGCTGGCTTCCTTTCGCAAACAATGGCAATTCCTGCTGCGGGTTTGTTGGGACTTTTAGGAATCAAACCAAAATCAAGAACAGGTGGAGCAAATTTTACTTCTCCAGAACTAGCTGCTCCAGCAATTGGAACATTGGGAAGAGAGCTTCTTAAGTCTGAAACAATGAAGTTCTCATTAGGTGGAGCGCAAGATCCGCTTTCTCGTATTGGTGGATTTGGAGCTTTTTCGTCTGGTCAAAGCGAGATGATAAGACAAGCAATTGACCAGAAAAGGTATTTGCAGGGAATCAATAAGAATACAGAGCAAATGGCAAGAGATCTTGCGAACGCTTAAGTTATGGCAACAATCAAAACCAATGTAATTCAACCAACGCTAACAGCGTACATTCCGATTGCTCGTGATGTAAACAATGCTGATGGCACTGGTCTTGTTGTAACTTACAAATACAGAGGAAGCAAAGACGCTCTTAGATTAGCGTCTGCTCAATGGGTAGCTGCTGGTGGCAAGTATCAGATCATCGAAGATGGCCCATATTCAATCGCTACTGTTACATACAGTGGACCATCTGCCATTCTTAAAGAAAGCAATCCGCAGCCAGTAACTCAAAGCGATCTTCTAAATGAAGAGCCAGCCATAAGATTTGAATTTAGGACTGAATATTACGACGCATCAATATTTGAATTGCCAGCAGCTAGGGAGGAGGCAGCTAGATGGGAGCGGTTTTACAGCATATCAACCCCACCAGCGCCTACCAAAGCTGACTACTTTTCAAAAATACGTCTTGCCGGTGAAGACCCAAATTCAAACGCATTCCAGTTTGATGTTAATGGGACATCGTTTCCAATTGCAAAACAACTTGTCTTAATGTGGGCAAGAGGTCAGCAGTCGTTTCAAAGCAGCAGAGTGTCACTGACTCGTATATCTTCTTACTCCGCGCTCAATGGTCTTCCTGCGACTCCTCCGATTATTTCTTCCGTTTACAGAAGCGAGATTTTAGCGATTCGCAATGACTTCCCAAGCATTGTAAGAACAGTGATGCCAAAGCCACCTACAGATCCGAATCTGACTCCTGAGGGAACTTTTTGGTCTTGGCTGAAGACTAATGATTCAACATCTTTGACAGTCAAAACGAACCAAGTTGAGCGCAATGAAACTTGGACGTTTGCTGCGTGGGATACTTTCGTTTACAGACTAGATCCAACCAACTAACCTAACCCAACATGGCTGACGAAATCCAAATGACGGCTCGCTTGTACGCTTCCAAAGGTGGCGCGTTTTTGCCGAGCGTAACATACACCAAATCCGCAACGATGGCTGGCGTTGATATGGGTTCACAAACCCAATCTATTGGCGCAAGCTCATCTGAGATTCTTGATGTTCCAGTCGATGTCACTGCTCCTTACAAGCTGCTGATCTCCAATCTGGACAACACCAACTATGTCGAATTGTCGTTTACTTCTGGATTTACCGCTGGTGCTGGCACAATGCGGCTTCCCGCTGGCGAGACGCTTTTGATTCCCTACATTAACGCGAGCCTCTACTTGCTGGCTAACACTAGCGCGGTGACGATTCAAGCGACTTTCTGCGAGATTTAACCAACTGACTTATGGCCGACGAAATTCAAATGTCAGCGCGGCTATACGCCAGCAAAAACGGAGCGTCGATCAACGCTCAGACTTGGAATGCGGTAGCAAACATGACTGGCGTGGACATGGGTCAGCAGACTCAAGACGTTGGCTCTGCGTCTGAGAGTCTTGATATCACTGCGGACCTGTCTTTGCCGTACAAAGTTCTGATCTACAATATGGATTTGGTTTCATCAGTTGGTATTGGAGATGTCTCATCACATACAACTGGCACCTTCTTTATGGAAATACCTCCGCAGCAATTCATATTGCTTCCATATGTTAGATTCGCTTTGTATGTAAAATGTCAGACGGCTGGTAGCACCGCGAAAATCTTCGCTCAATTCTGCGAAATCTAATGGCTGTAACACTACCAGCAAAGGTTGCAGAGCGTGGTATCAAAGCCGAACACGCTCGTGCTATCAATCAGTTGATTGATGTAGTCCGCAAGATCCAGTTGGTAGCTGGACCGGATCAAGCTATTGAGCAGACCCCAAACGGAACAACGCTGAAGATCAAGCAGCCGGTGGGTCGCACTGTGGTTCAGACTTCGGAAGATTCTTGGTTCTATTGATATGCCATTCGCACAAGATCGCAAAGATCGAATGTGGAATGCTCGCAATCTCAATAACCTGTATGCGAGATTCGACAATAAGTGCGCTAGAGCTTTAGATGGTAAGACTCCGTTTGTTGTTGGTCTTAGCTCAAAAACACCGTTAGGAGTTCAGTACGACTATTGTATTGATCCTGCTACCAGCTTCTATGTAACCGGAAGCACTCCAACGCAGACTGAAATTGAGATTGAGATCTCAAAGCTTGAGACCAAACACTTAGACGTTGAAGGTGGACAAGTCTATTTAGACCAGTATGTTGAGACATTCGACTCTACATATTGCAATGTTGAAGCGATTCAAAAGTCTTTTGAGCTACACAGAAGGATCGTTGACGACGTTCCGTATGACATCCATTTAGGTTGGGACGATTGGGATTCCGGTTTTCTGTCTTACGTTAGATCTTACTTCTCTTCAGTTGGTTCTGTTCCGTCTCTGCCTCCCGGTAGAATCCACAACCACAAAATCGCTGTTGCTGAAATCAAAATTGAAGGTCTTTTGACCTTTAAGATTCTCAACAGTTACAAGCGGTTTGACTGCTGGCGGGTCCACAACTGCGGCAGCAAAGACCTTCAGGTCTTGTTGCAAGTTCCAGATGGTTCAGCAGAGACGCACACAGTTCCTGCAATGGGCTGTAGATCGTTCAGGAGACGCTCTGACGGCTCTTGGGCAGCAACGTGGAGGGATGGCACTCCATGCGTCTATTTCTTCCCGTACTTCACCGGAGACGTTCCGTACTTTGCTGGTGGACCTCCGATGTATGGTCAAGCGGACTCTCTATCCGTTTGCATGGAGCGATCAGCAAAAGCCAACAACATTGCCAATCCGTTCTTGCTTCTCCAATGGATGCGAGCAATGGGAGCTTGGGTTGACGCTGCTTTCGCTTATGATATCCGTTCAACCTTTCCAGAATACTCAGACCCTACGGATGCCAATACGGCAATAGGCGACGCAATCTTTACTTGGGGACGCGCTAGAGTTCAGATTTACGATGCAAGTTCCGGCTTGGTGTATGAAGACTATTTCAAAGTCTTCACTGGTGTAACGTCATTCATGCCAACATTGGACCAGATTGGTATCAATGTTGAGGTCAGCGGTGACTTGCTAGTGATGACCAGTAAGAGACCAAATGCAATTGTTAGGATCTATCCTATTGATTGTAATGTGTTTTTTGGTGCTAACGATCCATATTGGGAAATCAATCCAACAACCACTTACATATCAATTGCGTATCCATCCTATTACTACACGCAAAATGTAGGTTCACCAACAGCGGCAACTCAGTGGTTAGCTGGAAACGTTCCAACATGGATGGAGACAATGCGGACTCTCCGCAGACGCATTGCTGTTGAAGAGGGGTTTCTTAACAACTATGACGACGAAGTTGATATCTCTGAAGAGAAGGTTGGAATTGTTAGATTAAGCCCAATTGGTTTAACAGTGCGAGCAAGCACTGCTGTTGGCATTGATGCGTTTGACATAGCTTTTAGTGATGCGACAAATTACGAAAGAAGCGCAAACGTTATCGAGTTGCGAACTGAATTAAGACCCAAAGGTTTTTCTCCTGCTCTTAGTTATTCAAATACGCCTTACATTTCAGCAACTAGAACTTACATAATCGCTCAACCGAGCAATTACAGCGGTCAGTATGGCTACGTTTTCCCGCAGATAAGCACTGCGGTTGGTGGCGCAAATTCTCGACCAGCAGTCAATTGTGCTTACGTTCCGTCCGGTGGACCGTGGGGTTTCTCCAGTAGTGTTTACGACTACAATTTGGAGCGAGTCTTTACCACAGACCCTCTGACTCCAGTCGTTACCAACGTCTTTGGCTCTGACTTTTGGGTCAACAAGTGGGGAGGCAAAGATGGGGTTGATGCATCTGTCAGGATACTTGGTCAACCAAACCAGACTGTCCAAGACAACGGCGTTGCGGATGACATCTTCAAAGATCAGAACAACGCTGCAATGGCTTGTCTGGCTCCATGGTTCACGCAAGTTTCTGTCACCAATACAGAACAAGCTTACATTGCCGACATAAGGTGGACCGCAGACACATATTTTAATCTTCCCTACGCACCGACAGTTGACGCTATCAACTACGACGGAATCGGTCAGTTTTACCACAAGATTCCAAAGTCAGCGTTTCTGTGGAACTTGTTGGAATCCCATGTCAGCGGTTGGAATCGCTCTGTTCCATTGGCTCACGGTGAGGTCTGGTGTCCGATTTATAGTTTCAATGCATCTGGCATTCTGAGTCCAAGTAGATTGGGAGACCTCATTCCAAAGGATCTTACAACCACTTGCTTAGACCTTTCAGAAGGACCGTGTTTCTTTATAGATCAAAATCAATACAACGCTTTCTTAGCGAATGGAGTACAAGCTAAAGAGTTGTACGATAATACATTGGCTCAATACTATTGGGTTGTTAGCCAGACGGAGCTTGCGACCTACAGCCGGTCAAAAGGGTTCAACGCTTTCAACTTCGACTGCTCCAATCAGGTCATCATGGCCGATGGCGCAATCATCACTCCAGCGACCACTTGGCGAGAAATGCGCTCTTACGGCTTCGGTGAGACGGTCCAAGCCGCGAACTACGAGGACGTTGTGAACGGTCCGCTCTACCGTCTGATTCGCTACGTCGATTTAGAAGTCAGTTGACAGATTCCTATCGGTGGGTTATCTCCTGTCCCGCCGATGAAATGTCCGCACTGTCAGCGCATCTTTGCCGCAAGTCTCCGCGATATCGCAGGGGAGCTTGGTGCGTCCAAGTCACCGGCTAAATCCGCTGCGGCTCGCCAGAACGGCAAGCTTGGCGGAAGACCGAAGAAGACCAATGAAAAACGAACTAATACCTCAGCAAAAGCAGTCCGCGCTCGCAGTAATGGCGAGTCGATTCAGCGTTGAACCGGCAAAGCTGCTGGAGACGCTGAAGGCAACTCTGGTGCCCAAAGCGACCAACGAAGAACTGCTCTCGTTCGTCGTCACCGCTAACCAGTACGGACTCAACCCGTTTACGCGAGAAATCTACGCATTCCCTGCTCGCAACGGTGGGATTCAGCCGGTGGTATCCGTCGATGGCTGGATCAAGATGATGAACTCGCATCCGCAGTTCAACGGCATCCAGTTCACGACTGGAGACAAAGACGGCAAGCCGTTCAGTGTAACCGCGACGATCCACCACAAAGAGCGTTCGCATCCGGTTGAGGTCACCGAGTATTTCTCGGAGTGCTATCGACCAAGCGAGCCGTGGAAAGTTAACCCTCGGAGAATGCTTCGACACAAAGCGTTGATCCAATGCGCTCGCGTAGCGTTTGGGTTCAGTGGAATCGTGGACGAAGAGGAGGCCGCACCTTCGGTCTCGGTCAACGTCACTCCGTCGCGTCCGATCTTCCGCAGCAAGTTGGAGCCAAAGGTTGAGCCTCAACCTCACGAGTACCTCCCCGAAAACAATCCGGTTCCGACGGCTACCGTCACCACCAGCGAGTCCATTCAGCAGGAGGTTTCCAATGGATGAGCGTGGAAACCTACCGTCAGCGTCCGCAGCCAGCCGATACGCTGCTTGTCTTGGAAGCTTTGATCTAGAGCGTCAAGTTGCTGAGGTCGAGTCCAGCGGAGACGCTGCGATTGGAAATCGCATCCATGCTGCTCTTGCGCTGGAGCCGGTGGGCAATTTAACCACCGATGAAACGTGGATCATTGACCGTTGCAAAGAACAAGAGCTTGAGCTTGTCAAAGCAACCTTTGGTGAGCTTGAGACGAACTGCTTCCGAGAAAAACGTCTATGGTCGCTCGACAAAGACGGAAACAAGCTCTGGAGCGGCAAGCCGGACGTTATCTACACCGTAAACGATGAAGGAATGCTCTATGGTCTGATTATCGACTACAAGAGCGGCAGAGGATTGGTCGATAACGCTGCGGAGAACCTCCAGTTGCGGTGCTTGGTCGCGCTGCTCGATGAGTCTTGGGGATTCACGATGGATCGGATAACGGTCGCAATCATCCAGCCTCTTGCTGGACCTCCAAGCGTTGCGGTTTACGAGTCGTCAGACATTCATTCCGCGATTCTGGAATCCAACGGACTGATGAAAGCGGTCCAGAAGGTTGGTCAACCGCGCACCCCGTCTGAAGCGGCTTGTAAGTATTGCAAAGGCAAACCCTACTGCAAAGAAGCGCGAGATCTGGCCGTTGCGCCACCGCTCACTGACGCTCCCGATGGAATTACTCCCGACGCGATTGCAGCGACGCTGACCAACCAGACGCTCGCAGCGTTCTTGGATCGAGCAGCGCAAGCCGAAGCTGTGATTGAAGCTTGCCGCGCTGAAGCTCGAAGGAGACTCGGTGAGGGAGATGCAATCGACGGTTGGACGCTCAAAGACGGATCGGTCCGCGAGTCCATCACTGACTCCGAGAAAGTGGCTTCTCGCTTCTTAGAACTCGGAACTTACGAGCAGTTGAGTCCCGCAATTACGCTGAACAAAACGAAGCTCAAAGAAGCGATCAAGACTGCGACCGGATTCAAAGGTCAGCAGTTGACAGCCAAGCTGGACGCTCTGCTCGACGGCTGCACTGAATCGAAGACCTCTCAACCGACACTTACCAAGACCAAATGAATCAAACCCATCCAATGGAACTGGTCCGCGAGTTTATGCGGACCTTTCAGCAGTACGCCCCATCTGCTCCGATCATGCCAGATCCGGTGACGCAGAATCTCCGGTATCGGCTGATTGATGAGGAGGCTCAAGAACTGTCCGAAGCGACCAACGCGAAAGAGTATTTGGACGCAGTTGGCGACCTCTTGTACGTCGTCTATGGAGCCGCGCTGGCTGCGGGGTTCTCACCGCATCAAGTGGACGCTGCATTCTGCGAGATCCACCGATCCAACATGAGCAAGTGCTGGAGCGACGATGAGATCGACTGCATTCCAGCCGACTCCCGCTCTCACCGAGTTGGCGAAAACCGACACATTGTCCGTCGCAATGATGGCAAGATCGTCAAGTCTCCAAGCTATTCACCGGCTCGATTGGAGGGATACACTCGATGAGGCATCTTTGGGCCAGAGGCTTTGGACGGCTCCACGCTGACGCTGAAGTCCACCAAACCGCTGAGGGCAAGTCCTTCTTGCTAGCAGTCATCGAGTTTGAGACCCGCAAGTTGGCAAACGGGAAACCCTACGCACAGCGGGTCACGTTCCGGTCGTTTGATCCGTTGGATATTGAGATCGCTGACCAGCTAGTCGCTGGAACGCACATAATGTTCGACGGAGACTGCGATGCAACCGCTGACAAGAGCAGCACCGGCTGGTGGTACGCAAACCCGCGAGTCACCGGACGCATCCAAGAAATCACGCACTCACCGTGAAGGTTGACTTATTTGTGAGCGGAGTCCCGAAAGCCCAACCGCGAGTCAAAGCGTTTGTGCGCGGAGGTCATGCGGGAGTCTACACGCCGGACTCAGCAGAGTCTTGGAAGCAAGCGGTGCGTCGAGAGACCGTCGCAAACGCTCCAGAATCGACTGTGGCGCATCCTGTTAGGGTTTCGCTAGACTTCTTCATGCCAAGACCCAAAGCGCATCTGAAGCGGGACGGCAGCGTGAAAGCAAACTCACCAGTCTGGCACTGCAAAAAGCCGGACTTGGACAACCTCATCAAAGCGGTGACCGATGCGATCACCGACACTCAACGGGTCTGGCTCGACGACAGCCAGATTTGCCAGATCTCAGCGACCAAATCTTACGCTCTCAACGCTTCCGGTTGCAGCGTGAGAATCGACGCTTAAATTCTTGGAAAATGCGGCATGGTGCGTAGGGAGATCCTACGACGGGTTAGGTTTTGCCTCATCGAAACACCGCATTTTCCTAAGGTTTTCGCTGGTTTTGGATGCTCCTGAAAAAAGTTAAAGATTTCTGTTGCAGGAAACCCGACGTTGGGTTTAACTCTCTCCATCGGCGGCAACGATGCCTCCGAATAAACGACAAGAATACGATGAACGAAAACATTACCTCCGCTGCTCCTGAACTGCTCGCCGCTCTCAAGTCTCTGACTCTGGAGATTGAAAGCATCCTGTCACACGAAGCCGGAAAGACTCGCGATCAACTTTTGGAGCGTCTGCATATGGATTACGACGGCAAGCTCCGCGCTGCCCGATTCGCGATCTCGAAAGCCAACGGTCGAATCAACTAACAATCTCAAGAGGGGCGCGACTCTCCAACGCGCAAAACTCAAAATCAAACCGAAATAATACGATGAACAAATTGATGACTGCTGTTTGGGACGACAATGCTTGCGTGACCTCTGGGGCTTACGTTGTTGAAGCAACTGGATGGTGGAGCGAAGACGGTAAAGGTTGGTACGGAGTTGAGTCCGCTTCCGATCTCAAGAGGGTGACGATCCTGTTTATTGGTGGTCATTTAGATGGCACCTACAACAAGTAATCCAAGACCATATGGAATTCAAAGACATCGAATTGTTTGCTGACATTGAGGTTGGTGATCTTGTTAGGGTCGAGCGTGGACCGCTGGAGCGTAGCACACAGATCGTTTCAAAGATCGTCCGCACCTCTAATACATTCTGCCCGATTATGGGCTGGTACGGCGGTCCTTCGATTAAGTTCAGCTTTGTTGACGGCGGCTGCGCTCATCACTTCCAACTGGATCAAGATAAGCCAATTGAAGTGAAGAATTGGTTGTAATGTTTTACGCTGCCGGTGAGCGCATCACTGGACGGGGGTTAGCGCATCCGCACAACGCTACACTCCATCAACACCCATCAAATACCATGAAATACCATTGCAAAGACAAAGATAACCGTTCGTTAAGTCAGCACTCCAGCATTCTGGAAGCACTGCGAGCGCGGGAAGTATGGCTCCACACTCGGGAGCTTATAGGAATCAGCGACAACAGCGGTCGCTTGCTCTCAGCCGAAGAACTGTATCAAGCCAAAGCGCAAGCTTGGCTGAAAGGAGCCAAGTGAATCTTGGACCTCTTATCGCGGCTCTCATCACCGTGGAGTCCAACGGTCGAGACAATGCAATCGGCGACGGTGGCGCGGCAATCGGTGCGCTCCAGATCCACAAGAGCGTTGTGGTGGACGTTAACCGGATCGCTGGTACGCACTACACTCACCAGCAGATGACCAACCGAGTTGCGGCTCGTCAGGTCTGCGAGATCTATTTGAGTCGGTACGCAGCCGGTAAGACCAACGAAGAAGCCGCGAGAATCTGGAACGGTGGTCCAACTGGTCACCGGAAGTCAGCGACTCTCACTTACTGGAACAAAGTCAAAAAGCATCTTAAATGAACATCAAACCCAAACGACCCACTCCCAAGATCTTCGTCGTCAGCGATGACACGCACAAGCGGCTGAAGGAATACGCACAAAAGAAAGGTTACAAACTACAATACGTAGCAGACGAAGCGGTTAGTGAATATCTCAAGCGAAAGGAGCAACAATGACACGCAATGAAACACGAGCCGCTATCCTAATTATGGAGGCGTATTTGGACGGATACGAAATCCAGCGGTGCGGGAAGCATTGGAATCCCAAAGAGTCTTTGAAACCAGATTGGTCCGATACAGATGACCCGTGTTGGGATTTCGATAACTGTGACTACCGCATAAAACCCACCGCAACGCTGCGAGCGTGGACTGCGGATGAGGTTCCGCTGGGGGCGTGGATACGGTACAAAAGAGCGTTGCATGACCGAAGCATCCTCGCATGGACATCAAACCAAGCTGACCGAGATATGTGGCTGGACGAACGCGAACACAGCACCGACGGTGGTAAGAACTGGCTCCCGTGTGGGGTCGTGGAGGAATCGAAATGAACCAACCAATCAACGACGGCGGACCGGCGTTTCCGACACCGGCAGGAATACAACACAACGACGGCATGACCCTCCGCGACTACTTCGCAGCGGCTGCGTTGGAAAAAGCATCGAGAGGATCAGATCGAAATGCTGATGAAATAGCCAAGCGAGCGTTCTACATCGCCGACGCGATGCTCAAAGCCAAGGAGGCCAAGCTGTGAGTGTTGAGGAACGAATCCTTTTCCTAGCGGAGTCTCCCGATTGCAACCATCCACGCGAACTCCGCGCAATCGCCTTTCAGGTGCGAAAACTGGAGGATCGGATCAAGCAACTCGAATCCGAGAACGACGCACTCCGCGCTGATCTGCTGCTGTGGAATGAGAAGGAGGCCAAGCCGTGACTTCTCAAATCCACTTCGCAGATACGCAGTACGGATTCGATTGGGGTGCCGTAAAAGTCATTCGCGGATTCTCCGACAAAGAGAAGGGCTGGGTATGGCTGCTTCTGGAAACACCAAAGCATCAGGGAAGAAACTCGCTACAAATCCGAGTCACAAAATCTGGAAAGATTCGGATTGCAGATGCGAACGGAGAATGGACGCGAGCAAAGGAGGACAAGCCGTGATTACCAAACTCCGCGAGCTACCACAAGAACACCAACTCCGTAACACTAAAATATCACAACTCACAATATCACTAGTCTGTCGCCACACTAAATCAAAACGAGATCCTTCTACATGGAAGATCAAAAATAACACTTACAACGAACTTAATGAATCATGGCAGAACAACTTCGACTGGATAGTAACAGAGACAAAGTGAATACATCTTTCGAGATGGATTACAAAACACTCACAGCACTACAACAGGAAGCGTCAAAACTCGGTTTCAAATCTTGGGAGCATATCTAAGACACGTTATTGATTTTCACGTTATTACATTTCATCCAGAATTATTCCAAAATGAGCATACTGCAAAAACTCGGTCTTACTAAAGAGTCCATCTCAAAGCTGCTTGGTATTCACCAGACGGTAGATAGACCTAAGCGAAAGCTGAAGCCGAAGCTTGGCCGTCCAACTGGTAGACACATTGACAAATCGGTCGTCGATGCGGTGCGTAAAGCGTCAGACACTTACACGCTCAAAGAACTCTCTAAGCGTTACAACGTGTCCGAGTATTGGGTTTGGAGCGTTCGACATGGTAAATTGCGAGTAAAGTAACCATATCTCACGATTATCAACGCGAGTGTGTCTTGATTAAGCCGTCATTCTATGATTATTGCCAATTGTGAACATCACAAAGAGCCAACGTCGAGTCATGGCGATTGGTTGCAGTCATGGAAACCGAGCCAATCAAGATGCACTCGCTGCGGTGCTGCTGTTCCGAGAGAAGTTCAAACCCGACGAAGTAATCCATCTCGGGGACGCTTACGATCTTGCCGCATTGCGGTCTGGTTCACTCCGAGACCAAAACGACTCGGATCAAGCCGATGATTATCTGGACGATATTCAAGAAGGAGCAAAGTTCCTTAATGAGTTACGTCCTACTGTGTTCACAATGGGAAATCACGATGAACGCGCTAAGAAATATCTTAATCACCATAACGCTGTTGTAAGAGGATTCGCCGAAGCTGTATGGGAACGAATGCTAAAACCAATTGAGAAACACTGTCATACATTTATCAAATACAATGACGGACTTGATCGCTCCTTCTATCGGTTGGGCGGATTTAAATGGGGACACGGGATACTCTACAGTGAGAACTTCTTGCGTGATTCCGCTGAAACATTTGGCAACTGCGTTGTGGCTCACGCTCACCGAGCCGGTCAAGCGACTGGTCGAACTCAATCAAATCCGATTGGCTTTTGTGTCGGAACGCTTGCAGACATTCCTGCGATGGATTACGCAACCAAACGACGATCAACCCTAGCTTGGTCTCATGGGATAGTTTTTGGCGAATACACCGACAACTCAGCGCAACTCTACCTTCACCAATGGCCGCAAAACGAAAAGAAATGGACTCTGCCGAGCTTTTGAAGCAACTCCGGTCTGCCATTCAGAAACAACCCGAAGAGGTTCCAGAAGGCTGGAAGACGGCTGCTCAATGGTCAGATGAATGGGGTGTCACTCCAAACGCTGCCGGTCAAGTTCTCGGTAGATCCGTTAAGCTTGGTTTGATGCGGTCCAAGAAGTTCCGCATCGACACCAAGACTCGCGGTAATTATCCAACGCTTCACTATTACCCAACAGATGCAATTTCGCTCAAAAACAAACCCTGAACTGGTCGTTGAGTTGATCTCCGAAGCGCAACTCCGCATTGGTGAGACCAAGCGGCTCTGCGTGATCTACCAAAAGGAAGGTCAGTTTTACGTCCGAACCAGAGCCGAATTTTTCGATAAGTTCACGCTGGACGAAAGTCCAATGCCGAGCTAGAAGTCAGTGGTCAGCGCGAGCCGTAGGAAGCGAGCGTTGGCAAACCATAACACAAGCCATGTTCAACCAATTTATCCCCATCCTTTCTGTGTACGTCCCGTTGCTTGTGCGGGAGTTCCTACCACAGACTGGATGGGGTTTCTGTTTGTAGCATGAACGAAGACAAGAAAACCCGTAAAGCTCCAGCGTTTCAGTTCTACGCTGATGACTTCTTAGCTGGTACGCTGGAAATGTCGCAAGAAGAGGTTGGTCAATTCATCCGACTTCTCTGCCATCAATGGAACCGTGGTTCAATTCCGGTTGAAACCGAAAAGCAACAGCGGTTGACCGGCGGTTGCGTCTCGGTTGACGTACTGGATAAGTTCCGGTTGTGCGAAGATGGGTTGCTTAGGAATCAAAGACTCGAAGCAGTTAGAAGCGAGAGAGACCGATTCTTGCAGAAACAATCGGAAAAAGGTCGTAAATCCGCAGAATCGAGAAAGCTTGCGTCAACAGCGGTTCAACCGGATACCCAACCGGAATCCAACAGCGGTTCAACCGTGGTTGAAATTCGGTTGCAACCGGAAGTCAACTCTCCATCTCCTACTCCTACTCCTATAAAGAAAGATACAGCGGCTCCAAAGTCGCCGTGGGATGTTGGCTTCGGAGTTGAACTTCCTGAAAGCTTCAGAACCGAGAACTGCCTCCAAGCTGTGAAGCTCTGGCTTCAACACAAATCCGAGAGGAGACAAGCGTACAAAAAGACCGGACTCTCAAAAGCTTTGACTCAGTGGTCAAACGAGTTTTCAGCCGCCGAGTTTCCGAGCATCGTTGATCATGCAATCGCTTCAAATTGGGCTGGAATCTTTAGACCGAAGCAAAGCCAGCAGCAATCGCTGCCAATGCAGGTTCATGCGAAGACTGTTCTTTCAACGAATCTTGCGGACTACATCTCATGAGCGACCCATTCTATTCCGAAGAAGATGAGTTTGGTCTGATTGGATCGTGCATCTCTGGTGGCTCAGACGTTTGCTTTGAAGCTTTCGCTGATGTTCCGAGTGAAGCGATCCAACACGATCAACTTAACGCGACCTATGAGGTTCTGAAGTCCATCGTCCACCAATCCAAGCCGGTCACCATGGCCGAGTTGATGAAGGAATGGAAAAAGACTCGACCAGCCGAAAGCGTACCTTTCGAGACTTGGAATCGCTGCGACGAACTCTGCCCATCACCAGCCGGTTATTCGATGTTCGCTAAGAGCGTCTTAGAATGCCATCACCGCAGAAAACTGCGTTTCGCTGGAGACCGTCTGATAAGGGAGTCCGCTGTGGTGACCCTATCCGTTGATCAAATCGTCTCTAATGCCGAAGCAGGACTCAGCGTTGAGGTCTCTAAGGACGCGATCCAAACCTCAAAGTCAGTCGTCAACCGTTTTATCGACTCGACCCAAGAGCGTTTTAACCGGAAGGGGCAACTTAGCGGAGTGACTTCCGGCTTTCATTATTTGGACAAAATGACCGATGGTTTTCAGCTTGGAGAACTGGCGATTCTAGCCGCCAGACCTTCCATTGGTAAAACTGCGATGGCGATTGCCATAGCCGAAGCCGCAACCGTCCGCGCAAAGGTTCCAACGCTCTTCATATCATTGGAGATGTCCGACGAATCCATTGTGCGTCGAATGGTGTCGTCTCTTGGCTCAGTTCCAATGCAGGACATCAAGACCGGAGAGATGACCGAAGCTGGATTCCGCTCTATGAGCGTTGCCAACTCGAAGATTGCTGCCAGTCCGCTCCACTTCGCTTCCGGCTCTTCGGTCTCTAATATCGCGTCGATTACTGCTCTTATCCGAAGATCCGTCCGAAAATGGGGAATCAAGCTGGTAATCATCGACTACTTACAGAAGATCCATGGCTCAAAAGCAGCCGAGAAGAAGACTTATGAGATCGCTGAAGTCTCTGGTAAATTGAAGTCTGTTGCAGTCGATACCAAGACCGCAATCGTCGCGTTGGCGCAATTGAACCGCGAGAATGAGAAGGATAAAGGTCGCGCTCCAAGACTCACCGATCTAGCAGACTCCGGTCAGATTGAGCGAGATGCTGACTTGGTGCTGCTTCTTAACCGAGACCGCAACCAACCAAAGGGAGAGGCAATCATTGTCATTGCCAAACAACGCGACGGTGAGTGTGGTATCGTAAAACTTCACTACAACGGAGAGTTCTGCCGATTCTCTGATGCAGACTTCGATAGTTAAAAGAAACTCTAAACAAGAGTTGCAAGACCCTAAACAACCTGAGAGACTAACCCTCGGCAGCAATCAAACACCACAAACACCATGTTAACCGGCAAGATTGACGTTACGAAGATTGATAAGACATTCCTGTTCAAAGGTAAGTCTGGAACGTATTTGGATATTGCATTGATAGCTAACAAAGCTGGCCGCGATCAATACGGCAATGACGGTATGATAGTTCAGTCTGTATCTAAGCAAGCCAGACAAGAAGGCAAGAAGGGAGCTATTCTTGGCAACTACAGTGACTTAGACCAACGACCACAACCACAACAGAAGAAGGTGTCAGCTAACGATCCGCTTGGACCTGAAGATGACATTCCGTTCTGACCAACCAACAACCATTTTGAGCCATGACACCACAAGAATTTGTCCAGTACACAGAGTCACTTACTCCGCTTTGCAATGCAGAATTTGAGCGTCTGCGAAAGCATTACGACCCTATTACTTTGGCAAACATAATGACGTTAGCTCGTAAGCTTGAAATTGAATTAGCCAAAGCCAACAACACCATTGTTGATCTACACAACCAGATGGAAGCATTAGAAGAGAAAGCCGCTAAGTAATATGGGAGGAACTCAGAAGTATCTGTGTCGCAAAGTGCAAGAGGGAGAGATTGAAGATGACGACCTGCTTGAGTCACAAGCTAAGCTAACGCTGTTGCGTGAAGCACCAAAGCTTGTGCTTGATGCTGTCGCTAGAGGTTGGATCAAGTATCCTGACAAGATCGAAGGACTCGACGATGACGATGACGTATCGCGCTGGATTGGTCTCTATGATTGCGAAAGAGCCTATCGCAAGCGGCAGGAAGGATTGACCTATCGTGAGATTGGAAAGCTAATGGGCTGTGGTATTGCTCGCGTTGTCCACATTCTCAATCGCGGTGAGGAGATTGTATTACAACGTAAGCTTAATGAGCGAGTTACTACAGTATCAATACCATCCAAAGAAACTGTGAACAAGCTCATCCCTAAGAGCAAAAGCAAAAGCAAATGACCATGTTTTCGCGTATTTGCTCAGCATTTAACGGTAACGCTATATCAATAGCGTTTCAGCTACCTAATGCAATAGCGTTAGGAGGCTCCCGCTTATGTTAAATACGCAGGTGATCGCGCGGGGCCGATGATCTAGCGCGAGCGAACTCGCTATTGTAATACAAACATATGTCACTAGCTACCGACTACCTACTTCTCAATATCGGACACTCGACGCTTAAATGGCATTTAAGCCGCATAAAAAGCGGATCTTTCACCGTCGATCAAGTTGCAACTTTTTACCAGCCAGACCCGAAGCAACCGACGTACAACACCGTCAAGCGCGGTCTTCAAGAACTCTTGAAGATGAAGCCAGATGAACTGCCGATCATGCTGCAATGACTCAGACTGAATACTGCAAGCACAGCGGTTTGAGCAAAGGTCGAGTCTCACAGCTTGTGGCTAATGGAATGCCGTTGACCTCACCAGAAGAAGCCGACGCTTGGAGAGGTTCACGCAAAGGTATTGGAGGGAGACCAAGTGACGCTCAACGGCTGGCTGCAATGCAACAGCAGCAAAGCGCACCAGAAGCGTCCAGCGGACCCTACAGACCACCGGAAGCAGCGATTGCCATCAATGCAGCTTTGGCAACTGAAGATTCACCGCAGGGAGCCTACGAGCGGCAGAAGCAGATTGAACGAGCCGCTTACAATCTAGCGTCCGAAGCTCTTGCTGCTCGATCTCTCGATGCTGGTAGAATGGTTACGGTTCACGCTACTGCTGCAAAAAACCTTATTAGCGCACGGGAGGATGTCATTTCATTATCCGAAAAGGAGCGCACTCTAGTCTCTGGCTCTTGGGTCAAGAAAGTGATGCAAGACCATGATGGGGCGGTCGCCAGTCTTCTCAAATCAATGCCGAAGCAACTGGCTGGACGCATTGCACCGCACGACCCAGAACACGCTGAGCGCGAGTTGGACCGTTGGGTCCAAGAAGTATGTCTCAAGACTCTGCATCAAACTGACCCGTGGAAATCTTAAACTGCCAGACTCCAGCCGGTCTTGAAGCACTCCGACAGAACCGGATCGCGCTCAAAGCCATTGAGCGTCAAACCGGCTTTGAGTTCTTGGGAATCTCTAACGATGAGCCATCCCGCATTGATGGTTTCATCCATGATCCAGCCAAAGGAGTAATTGTCGGAAGCTATGAGGTCAAAACTCGGAATTACGGTCTCACTAAGCTCCAGACCACTTACGGCAACCGCTGGATGATTTCATGGTCAAAGCTTCAAGCCGCGCTTGAGGTTTCCAAGCATACCAAGCTTCCGTTCTTTGGAATCCTGCACCTTCACGACGACGACTTGGTGCTGATGGTTGAAATCTTCAACCGCAACGCAACATGGGCTACTAACCATCAAGCCACCGACAAAACGGTTAACGGGCGCACCGAGAGAGTAGCGTTGATTGATATGACTAGAGCCGCTCGCTACCAAATCAAGAGCGGTCAGATTATTGAGGAGCTTTTCTGATGACTGATCTTGAGCGCGAGATCTTGGAGTTCCGACGGCAACTCTGGCGACCAACTCCACGGCAGTCTGTGGTTGAGTGGGCTGAAGCCAACCTATCGCTAAGTCAGCGTCAGACTGAACACCCCGGACCATTCTCCACAGCAGTCAGACCATATTGCAGAGAGCCGCTTGAGTGTTGGAAAGATCCAGCGGTCTCGGAAGTGACGCTCTGTTGGGGTTCACAAACCAGCAAGACAACGACATTGATGGCCGGTCTCGCTTGGTCCATTGACGTTGAGCCAAGTCCCGCGCTGTGGTTGATGCCTTCCGAGAATCTAGCTCGCAGTTTCTCCAAGAGTCGCTGGTTGCCAATGCTGGAAGACTCGCCAGCAATGGTTGCGCGGTTCCCAACTGACAAAGACCAGATCACCAATCTGGAGCAGCAGTTTGACCGATGCACGTTGACCTTTGTCGGTTCCAACTCACCAGCGAATCTAGCGTCTCGACCCGTCCGCATTCTGGTTGGGGATGAAGTGGACAAGTTCGCGGAAGCCACTGCGAAGGAAGCCGACGCTCTGGATCTTGCCGAGCAGCGACTCAAAGCGTTCTCAAGCTCCAAAGCGTTCTTCACCAGCACTCCGACGACCTCCGAAGGTCGAATCTGGCAGCGTTACCTTCGCGGAGACCAGCGACGGTATTACATTCCATGTCCGCACTGCAAAGAGCCGATCAAACTAGAGTGGCGACAAGTCACTTGGGACAACGCTAAGACCGAGGAAGGACGACCAGATTGGCAGCAGATACGGACCACTGCTCATTATGTTTGCCAACTTTGTCAGGGGAAGATTACGGACTCTCAGAAGGTTGCCGCGCTGCGTCATGGGAAGTGGGTTCCAGAGAACAAAGCGAGCCTTCCGAGTGTCCGCTCTTACCATCTATCGTCTCTCTACTCACCGGATCGCAAATGCACTTGGGGAAATCTCGCGGTCGCATTCTTGGAAGCCAAAAGCTCGATGATGGGATTGCAGGGATTTATCAACGGTATGCTCGCGGAACCGTGGGAAAACCAAGAGACCCAACAGGAGCGAGTGGAGGTCGTCTCAGATGCAGAGATGCCGGAAGCTAGACGCTACTTGACCGCAGACGTACAAGCCGCTGCTCCGTTTCTCTGGTGGGTCTGTCGAGAATGGTCTGGCGGCAACTCAAGACTGGTTGCGGCTGGTCACGCTGACGACTTTGCCGCTCTCCGACGCATCCAGCTACATTACAAAGTGCATGACATGGATGTTGGGATTGACTCCGGCTACAACACGCAAGCGGTGTACGATGCTTGCGCGGAGTTTTCCCAACTCAGCAACTCTCCGATAACCTATCCCTGCGGCTTGCGCTACCCACCGGAGGGAGGTCTTCGGAAGCCGATGCTAATCGGTTGGTTGCCGATGAAAGGTCGAGAGACTGGTGCGCGGTTTACTTCCAAGACCGGCTCAATCCATCCATTTGGAATCACAACCTCAACTTCAATGCGAACGGATGTCGTCCAGCCGTTGCTAGTCTTTGACACTGAGCATATGCGCGACGTTCTCCAGCGGCTCCGTAAAGGATCGGAAGCTAACCAGTGGACCGTTTGCAGCTTACCAGCACCACTTGAGGCTGAAGGAGCATTTGCGGCTGATTCTGATACATACTGGAAGCACTTGGACTCTCATGTTTTGAAGCCGACAGCTAACCGCTCCGGTCGAATCAAACACTTGTGGTTTAAGCGGAATACTCGTTGGCCGGATCATTTGCATGATTGCGAGATCATGCAGTTAGCAATGGTGATGCTCTGGAACGACTTGAGATCTAGCACAGCGGAAAGTTCTGCCGCTTGACACAAGCTTTGCTCTGTGGATAGTCCGCTCAGTGGTGACTTACACCGTAGCAACAAAGCGATCTTACTTGCGTACTACATACGCAAGTCTCGGTGCTTTGACTTTGCTGCAAGCGTTAACCGCAAAGCTTACTGTTGCAGCTAACACTCTGGAGTCTGGTCAGCTAGTCCGCAGCACTTCCAGTTCTGATGTTTCGGTTGAGTTCGCTGAACCCGGTAAAGGTTCCGCCTCCGCTGGTGAGATGTTGGAAATGTGGGAATCACTGCTGAGTGATTACGATTACGCTGTGGTTCTCCTAAATGGAGACGGCATCACTAGTCCGTCTGATCTCCAGATTTACAACAAGATGCTTGGCAGTGTTCTTGTTGCAACCACTCGGTATTACGGTGATTTCACGCAATTTCGACGTGAAGCCACAACCCGCATGAGCTAATGGGAATCCTGCAAACCATAGCCAACAAGCTGTTTCCCGCTCCCGTTAACAAATACGAAGGAGCCGGTCAGTCTCTGCGTCGTTCGTATCTCGATACGTCTTACACTTCGGCTCGCTTCGACGTAACCAGTTCGACCCGTCAAGCCATTGTTCGCAAATCGCGGTTTTTTGAACAGAACAACGCGATAATGAACAGATTGGGAGACTTGTTTGAGTCTTACACAGTTGGTTCAAGCTTTTCTGTTCAACCGGCTTCAAGCGATCCGGCTTGGAATCTTGCGGCTAAGAAGTGGTTTGATATTTGGAGCCGCTATCCCGACATCGGTTCTCGCCAATCATTTGGCACTCTGATGGGGCAAGCCGCTCGCGGTTGGTTCTACGATGGCGAGAGTTTCTTGCTGCTAACCAAAGGTGAAAGCGGCAAGCCGCGATTGCAGCTTATAGAAGCTCAATCAATTGCGACTCCCAAAGGAATGGAGTCAGACGAAACCGTATTTGACGGTGTTCGCTTTGACCCTCGCACTGGTCGCGCTGTCGCTTACTTTATCGGTAACGAGAAGAGTCAGGGGAATCTGGTTGATGTCCGCAGCATCAGCGCGGACTCCGTAGTGCATATCTACGAACCAAATCGTCCCGCACAGCTTCGCGGTCTTCCGTTTGTCTCTAGTGTTATCAACGATCTTCACGATCTTGACGACCTTCAAAAGTTGGAGATGGAAGCTTGTAAGTTAGGAGCTTCGGTCGCTCAGATCGTTAAGACCGTTTCCGGTGAGGTCCAAGCCAGCAACCTCCGCGCTGGTACGGCTGGAACCACTCAGAACACCGCTGAGAATTACTACGAGCAGGTATTTGGATCTGCTGTTAAAGTACTGAAGAACGGTGATTCATTTGAGCAGTTCGCAACGGAGCGTCCCGGTGTAAATATGCGCGAATACTGGCGGCAACTGACCGAAAAGGTCTGTGCTGGCGTTGGTATTCCTTACGTTCTTGTCTATCCAGAGTCGATGCAGGGAACTGTCTATCGCGGTGCGCTAGATATGTCTGCGGTCTGGTTCAAGTCTCGGCATCAAGTGATGGCTTCGGCGGCTCGACGTATTTACGAGTACGTTATGGAGTACGCGATCAAGACAGATCCGGCTCTCAATGACGCTCCAGCGGATTGGTACGAAGTTTCAATTACCGCTCCGCGCTCTCCAAATGTCGATGTTGGCCGTAACTCTGCGGCTCAGTTGGCTGAGTTGGAAGCTGGTATTGTGACTTACGATGAGGTCTATGGTGCGAGAGGTCTTGACTGGCGTTCTTCGCTAGAAGCTAAAGCACAACAAGCTTTGTTTGTTCGTCAGTTGGCTGGAAAGTACGGCTTGGATGTTTCTGAGATTTCTACAATCCAGAAAGAGAAAGCTCCGAGCGTTCCGGTTGCTGCTATTGCAATTGACACTGAGGACGACGCTCCTGCTCCAGTTGCTGCTCCTGATAATGGTAATACATCACCAGTAGTTGACGACACTGTTGTCACTGCTGTAGTAAAGAAACAACGCAAGCCGCGAGCTAAGAAAACAGAATGAGCTTCACTAAGAAAAGCGATTGGTTGTATTACGCTCCAGCGGCTTCCGCTGGTGAGACTGCGACCATTCAGATCTTTGACCAGATTGGCGAAGACTGGTTTGGCGGTTCTGGTCTGTCTGGCAAGCAGTTCTCGGATGTTCTCAACGAAGTGGGTAATGGTCCGCTGCTTGTCGAGATTAACTCTCCCGGTGGCAATGTGTGGGATGGGTTGTCGATTTACAACCAGTTGCGCGGTCGTCGCGCTCCGGTGACCACTCGCGTTGTCGGCATTGCGGCTTCCATTGCTTCGATTATCGCGCTTGCTGGCGATAAGGTCGAGATGGCTGATGCTGCTCTGATGATGATTCACGATCCTTCTGGTATGGCTTCGGGTACGTCCGAAGATATGCGGAAGATGGCTGACGCTTTGGACCAACACGCTGAGGTGCTGGTTGGAGTGTACGCTAAAAAGACCGGACGCTCTCCTGAGTCTATCCGCGCTGCGATGAAAGCAGAGACTTGGTTTACTACTCCTGAAGCTGTTGCTTTTGGTCTTGTGGATAAGCCGATCAAACAGCTTGCGATGGCTGCTAAATGGCATCCTCGCGCTGTTACTAAGACCGCTCCTGAGACGGTCAAGAACAACCTCCGCAGAGGTCTTGAGCAATACGCTGAAGGTCTTGCTGGTGACGGTCTTGAGAAGGCAACTGTTCTTGAGGCTGAATCGCTAGTTGCTGGAGAAGCACCTACCGAAGCGAAGGTCCAAAAAGCAAACGCTTGGTGGGGTCGCAATGCGCGATTCTTAGAAGCTGAACCAAATACACCGGCTGACGTAGCTGCCAACCTTTGGGGAGGTGCTGCCGGTCGAGACTGGTTCCAAGCTTTGTACGCTCAATTGGAGCGTGAGGAAAATGAGGAGAATGAATCTCCTGACGACAAGATTTCTGCGGATGGCAATCAAGCTGTCAGCGAAACTGGCAAAGATTCTTTGCCGCAACCAACACAAACAACCGACACAAATATGTCCGATACCACTACTGTGACGGCTGCGGCTGCTCCTGCCGCTTCCGTTGATCTCACCGCTATTCTGGCGAAGCTCTCCGCTCTGGAAGCCAGCTTGAAGGCTCCCACCGCCGCTCCCGCTCCCGAGCCGGTGCGACCCGTAATCGAGAACCTCGGCAACCCGCTGCTGGAGCAGCACAAGAAGATGAAGGCTGGTGCTGACCGCCGTCGCTTTTTGATCGAGAATCATTCTGAGTTGCTCCGTCAGAGCAACCTGATCGCTCCCCAGAACGGCAACACCTTTGCCGCTGGTCTGGTGGTGGATTATCTCGCTGATGCGGTTATCACTGAGATGGGGACCAAGTTGGCGATGGTTGGCAACTTCACTCGCAACGTTGGTCTGGATAACTTGCGACCGAAAGCCACCGTTCAGGTCAAAAAGTTCGTCCAAGCCGGTTCTTCTGCGACTGTTGATAACGCGACCAACTTTGAGACCAGCAACGACTCCGAGCTTGCCGCTACTGCTGTCACTGTTAACCAGATCAGTAAGCTGTTTGCTGTCACGCAGCAGGAACTCAATCAGGGGTTTGCGCTCGCTGATCTCGCTGCTGGTTCTGCTGATGTCTTCGCTCTCGGTATCAGCAAGAAGATTACCGCTGTGATGACCGCTGCCAACTATGGTGCGGGTACTACAATTGGCACTGCTGCTAACTTCGACACTAGCGACATTCCCGCGATCTTGGCTCTCGCTAAGAACTATCGCCAGAAGCTGCTTCTGTTGGACGGTGGACATCTGGCTCGCTTGCAGTTCTCTGCCGCTGCCAACACCTTCCCTGATGCTCGCTATGGTCCGCTGAATAACGGTCTGTTTGGCTTTGAAGGCATCTTTGAGCAGAACGACTGGACTGGTGCGATTGCCAACACCGCTGGCTTCGTCTGTGGTCGTGACGCTATCGCTATCGCTTCCGGTCTGCCGGTTGGCATGATCGCTGGTGAGTTTGTTGAACAGCGCACTGTTGAGAGCCAGAACGGTCTGTCGGTCTTGCTGTCGGTCTGGTACAGCCGCGCTACCCGCTCGCACATGGCTTCTTACGATATCATGTTTGGTGTCGCGGCTGGCGATAAGACGCAAGCTGAGGTTCTCATCACCGCTTAATCCCAACGGATATGCGTATCGCAACCACCATAGCAGTGGACAAGACCGGCAAGACTAAGCTGGTATCTGGTCCCGAGATTAGCGCGGATCTCCAACGCACTAATTTCAACACTGCTTCTGTTCCTGAGGGAGGCAAGCTCGTACTGTGGATTCAGGGGGCCTTAGCACCGAAAGTTCGTAAAGGTTAACCGTAAAATTGGGGAGGTTGCTGGAAAGTTCCGGTGACCTCCCCTCTAACCGAAAAACAAAATGGCCGTTCAAGCAGACATTGCAACCGAGTACAGCATGGGACGACAGGGATTCCAGCTTGTCACATCAACCGCCGCTCAGACCGGCAACTGGTCTGCATTGGTTCCTATCGAGCCAACCGTTTTCACGTCGATCACTGGCACTAATATCAGCGGCACTTGGTCGTCGAAAACCATTCCAGCGGGACAACCTCTTCCCGGTGAGATTACTGGATTCCAGATCTCCTCCGGTAGCGTTGTGGCTTTCCTAGCGCGCAGCTAATGATCTCAATCGGAACATCCATCAACAGGACACGACCGCTGAATGCGGTCATGCCTGAGCCTCCGATTATGCGGAGGGATGTTCTCCAAGAGGACGAAACCTTCCTCCTGCAAGAGGACGGCGTGAGCAAGCTGGTTATTTCATTTGGTACATTCGACAGCATAGTGCTGGAGGATGGAGTTAGTTTCCTTTTACAAGAAGACCTCGGAAAATTCATTCTAACCGTTTACTGATATGGCAGACTCAAAGATCACAGCACTAGACAACCTTACATCAGCCGATCCGGCAAATGACATGATCCCGATTGTGGATGTGTCAGCAACTCCACCGGCTTCAGGGAATACCAAGCGAATCAGCATCAATAACATCCTCGCTTGTAGTCCCACCGCCACGCTCGCCTCCGCCACCATCACCGGCGATCTGACGGTGGCGACTGATCGGCTGAAGGTTGTTACTGGAAGCACCGCTGT